TGGAGAATGGCACACTCAAGACCAGTGGCAATGCCCTCACAAAAAAGGGGCTTCTTCGTGATTATGCAAGCATCAGTGCGCCGACACCGTCCGCTACTCCGACGTCCGCTGACGCTTGCGCATTCGCAAGCGCTCCCGGAGCCTAGCGGCCCCACTCGCTTGCTTGCGAATGTGACCGGCGACCCACGCGAGTTCTTGCGCTTTATCATAAAGGAGAAGCTGAATGCCAAAGAAAGGTGAAACTATATACGAGAAAGTAATCAGAGAATTGGGGTATGGCATGAACATAGAGGGTGAACAAGACATTGCCTTTGTAGGGGTATGGGTATCTCGCAAGAATAACGGTGATTTATGTCCAACATGGTTGCAATTAGTGAACGAGGAAGTTACTGATGAATTGCGAGAAAGTATTGTGAAAGGGTTACATAATTTGGCCGACAGTATTGAAATGGAAATCAACAACGACTTCCCAGACCCGCGCTTGCGAACTACGCGTGCAGACGGAAAATCGGTAGCGGGACAGATTGACCCGCAGCAGAGTTGAGAACGACCGAGATTATGACTGGCAAGAAGCGCACACCGACGCCGCCCGCTACTCCGATTTCCGCTGACGCCGGTCACATTAGACCGCGTGCGGCGAGCGGCAAAGAACGCCGCCCCCCTTCGCGGTCTAATGGCGCGAGCACGAATGCAGAGTATATCCCGCGCCTATCTAAGGAGAAAAAGGATATGGACAAAATAGAAGCAATAAAAATGATGACTGAAAAACAAATTGAAGTCCTAGCAGAGATGACACGCACGATGGAGAAAATTTACGAATATCTTAAAAAGCATGATACTGCGCGCGGTCTAACTCTGCATGCACCGGAAATATCTACTCAGGAAGCTATCGATAAGATCACAGATTACTTGGTAGACCTGGAAGCGCACAAGCATGGTATTGAAATCTCAGACGTGAAACGCTTCCTTCGTGAGCAGATATTCCGATGATGCTCGCGCCATTAGAAAGCGAGTTGCAAAAATGAGTTTTCCATATTACGTAAACGATGCCCAAGAAGAATGTCACGATACTGTTTGCACGAATTGTGGAACTACTCGCAAAGGGGAAAAAAAATGCTTTGCGTGTGGTAGTTCCAAGCATGAGCGCTTTCTAACATCGCGTGCACGCGGACGCGGGGAATCGTCCGCTAAATCAGCGGATACCGATGATTCCCCGCGCCAGTAACGCAAGCGTTGGGCGGACTGCTCAACAGAAAGAAGGTAAACATGGGAAAGAATATCGTGGTCAGCAAAAGAGAAGTAACCTATGGCCCCCCCAGCAATATCACGCGCGGGGAACAACATCGCAGACGACAAGCACTCATAAATCGCAGTAGAGTCACGCAACCTACCGCCCAACAAAGCGTGCAACGGACGGGTGGGATTCTATCCGTTATTTTGGGCTTGTTCCGTCAAAAGCCCACCCGCCGCTAACGCAGGCCGTTCAGCGTCGCTTCGGGGAGCCAAAGTACGGCCCCCACTCAGCGCCACTGAATGTGCGAAGATTACTCATCTAAACGGTAGTTCGGCTACTGAAAGGAAAAAATGTTTCATTCGTCCAGACGGGTATTGGATATGCCCAAAATGCGAAACCTATAACGATGACGGCAGAAGTAATTGTCGTGAATGTTTATACTCCCGTCTTTCGTGACTATACAAGCATCAGCGCGCCGATACCGTCCGCTACTCCGACGTCCGCTGATCCTTGCGCCATTCGGCGTCGCTGCGCTGGATGCAAAGAGCGCACCCGCTTGCGCCACCGAACGTGGCCAGCGACCCACGCAATAGCTCGGCTACTTTTCAGTAAAAAGGAGCTTGAAATGGGACCATATTGCAAATTTTGTGGAACACGTTGTTTTTGTTTCTTCCCCGACAAAACGCCTGAGCATATTTTGAAGGCTTACGGGACATCGACGATTATAGCAACATGCCCTGGTGGCCAAGAATTTGAACGACAAAGAGTTGGGTATTGCTATAACGATATTCTTAGCGTAATCCGCGACGCCGGACAAGCGCCCGCCGCCCCCTCACTAGACGCTGAATGTGCGAAGTTGCAAACGGGAGCCCGGCGTCTTACTTGCAAGAATAGGAGCCAATATGGCAAAGAAAACACCGCTAGAAAATAGGATACCAAGAGACATTACAATCGGAGATTTAGTTGCTTATGCTGAAAGTATAGGCTGTATTGTCGAAGTGAAATTAGTTGACCACGCCGCCGAACTCCCGTTGGAGCGGAACTCAGCCATTCGGGGCAAGGATGATTGTTTGCAATGTGGATACCCAAACGGAAAGAATATTACCCATGTATGCAATGGCTAATCTTGCCCCTCATGAACGGCTGAGTCCGCTCAACTTCGCACATTGGGCGGACTCGTCCAAAAGGATAATAAAATGACAATGAAGTTAAATTTACATTCTATATCTGATAGTCGCGGAATAGATGATTTTTGTTTTGAATGTAACTGTTATGTTATATGGAAAAATGATAGATGTCCACGCAATCATGCCCGCCCAACAAAGCGTGCACTTGACGGGGCTAAGCCTCCGCGAAAATCAAAGCATTCTGCGGGTTCGCCCCGCAAGTAACGCAAACCGATGGGCGTCGCTGCGCTGGATGCAAAGAGCGCACCCGCTTGCGCCACTGAACGGGGCGCGTGATCAATTACGAAGTACTAGGCGCTAGGAGGCATTATGAAAGTTGAAATTGAAGATTATCGTGATGGGCCAAGAATTTTGATTTACTTCATGCAAGGCCATGCACATGCAATCACGGTTGCTCAGGCTATTGAATTGCACAATATGCTTGATGAGCAAATCCGCGCCGTCGAACTTCGTAATGAAGCTGTCCAACGGCACGGGGAATCTCCCGTTTCCGAACAGCCTACAAGCGAAACGGATGTTGATATCTCGAAAGAAGAAGCCGACTGCAGAATGGAAAAAATTTTATTTGCTATTGACTCTGCAAAAACGGCAGTTGAAGCAAAAACTTTTATAAACGCAAAGGCATGGCTTGAAGAAGCACTTATTCTCGTTGCAGCTGCCCAACAACGCATACACCAGACTTACCCAAAGTGCGGCGCAAATTTACAGTCTAGCACGCACACCGACACAGTTAGCAACGCAAGTCGTTCCGCTCTGAAAGAAAAAAGGATGTACCAAGAAAAACTTGAAGAATGGATGAAAGAAGAGCAAGAAAAACATGGTTTCAATCCGTTTTGGGTTGGCGAAGTATCTTGTTTGGAAGCGTTTGCCGCATGGCTAGACCGCGCCCTTCGTGAGCGGATTTTTCGATGATCCTTGCGCATTAGCCTGCGATCGGAAGAGGTAAAAAAATGACCAATGATCTCGTCCAGACGAATCCCGCCGGCTTCCTCGCTTCCATTCTTGATGATTGGCATCGATCCCTGGATCTGCGAGTGAGCGCCGGCGAGCTCGCCCATAATACAGCCGTCCTATATAAACGCGGGATGTCGAAGTTCCTGGAATTCCTGCCCACTTCCACGACCGAGGATCGTGTGAGAGAATGGAAGGCGGAGCTCTTGACGGCTTACAAGTCCAGGACGGTCAATGCCTGGCTGGCTGGCGTGAAGTCATTCTTTGCCTGGGCGAAGGCCTCCGGTCGTATCCTGGATAATCCAGCCGAGGGAGTTCCCCAGGCGAAGCAGATGCGCCGGCACGAACGAGACATTCTGACTGACGCCGAAGTTCGCAGGGTTCTGACTCTTCCGGATCCAGAGACCCCAGCCGGTGCTCGGGACTCTGCTATTCTGGCCTTGATGGCTTATGCTGCTCTTAGAACCGTGGAAGTCCATCGGGCCGACCTCGAGGATATCCAGACTCGAGCCAGCAAGACTGTGCTGATGGTCCATGGGAAGGGCCACAGGGAGTCCGACGACCTGGTGGTCCTGAACGATCGGGCCGAGTCTATTATAGGCGTTTGGTTAGCCGAGCGTGGAGACAAACCTGGTCCGCTATTCATTTCCTTCTCTAATCGAAATCTGGGGGGGCGTCTATCCCTGCCGGCGATCCGTGCCATGGTCAAGAGGTATTTTCGCCTGGCCGGGATTTTCAGCGATCGCAAAACGACTCATTCCCTGCGCCACACGGCTATCACAAAAATGATCGTTGAAGGCCTCTCCCCCACCAAGGTCATGAGTGTCTCACGTCACAAGCGCCTTGATACTCTGATGGTTTACGCGCATGACGTGGACCGGCTCGAGCAGCCGGCGGAGGACGTGATTAACTACGACTAACTCCCCAACTTTTAGGAGGAAAAATTGGAAAACAACAAACTTGCTACTAAAAAAACTGCCACACAACTTGTGGAGTCGTATAGAAAGGCTATTGATCGAACGAATGAGGCGTATGCTATTTTAGAAAGTGTTGAGTCTGAACTGGAGGCGACGTTTGGGCGTGAAGCCTACATGACCGTGTTGCCTAAAAACGAACGCACAAACAGGGCGCGCGAGAAGGTTTTGGAAGAGTTGAAACGTTCGGCTTGGCGTAGGATTATCTCTATTTCCCAGATAGAAAAAATGCTATCTTCGAAGCGTGCGGAACAAATGCGTGAGAGGTTACATAATGGCGATCTGCCTGAAATCACATTGGATGAAGTCTTATCTATGCTTGATTCTCTGATGAACAACGCAGACGATTTTGTGAAAGAAGCCGCCGCCGAGGTGTTTGAGGTTTTGAGGCCGGCAAGCAGAATCGGATGGCCTTCAAAATACAAAACGAATCAGAAATACGCCAAATACGAACTAGGCCAAAAGGTGATTCTGGCGAACTACATAGAGTTTGGTTACAATGGTTGTTTCAGGGTTGGGTGGGGATATGTCGATACAAAACTAATGGCAATCGACAGGGTGTTTCATGCACTTGACGGAAACCTGCGCGGAATGGAGGATGCGAACAGATCCCCTCTGATAGATGCAATTCAAACCACGAAACAGTCCGAAGGTGCTGGAGAAACCGAATACTTCAAATTCAAACTTTACAAAAACGGGAACATGCACTTAGAATTCAAGCGCATGGATTTGGTGAAAAAATTGAACGTTATCAATGCAGATTCGGGTATATTGACTGAGTAAAAAAAAGGAGGTGATCTACCTCTAGTACCACTAGGAGCCTTGCGAAAGGCTCTTTTTTGTTGTATATTCATAAAAACATCTGCTAAACTTTGCTTTACTTCTGATCCAATGACTTTCTTGAAAAGCACGGATATATGTCATCCCAAAAACTAACCGATCTACAAAAACTATTCGTTGAGCACTACCTGATTCACTGGAACGCTGCCAGGGCTGCCAGGGAAGCCGGCTACTCGGAAAAATCAGCCAAGATCATAGGTTTCCAAAACCTACAAAAGCCCCATATCCGAAAATATATCGAAGAACGCCTATCGGAAGCTGCCATGTCGGCCAATGAAGTTCTAAAGCGGCTGTCAGATATGGCTAGGGGCAGCTTGGTTCCATTTATCAATATAACCAAGGATGGATTCGTTTTCTTCGATTTTTCACACCCGGATGCAAAAGATTACCTGCATCTCATCAAAAAGATAAAGACGAAAAGGAAAAGGCTGGTCTCTGGGAGAGGAGAAGACTCTGAATTGTGGGAACATGAATGGGTCGAGGTTGAGTTGTATGATGCTAAAGATGCGCTTGTACAGTTGGGCCGGCATCATGCCTTATTCACGGATAATATAAAAAGTCTGGATCTGACCAACCTTACAACCGATCAATTGGAGCGTTTAGCCAAAGGCGATAATATCTATGATGTACTTGCAAACAAGAGCTAAGGCTGAACTGGAGCGTCGGCGGAGGATCACTGGCGATTCTCAAAGCGCCTACCAACTATTCCAGAAAAAGTACTGGTCGGATCTGGCCGGCTTTGCTCTTGATTGCATAGACTGGAGAGGGGAAGAAATAACCGAATATCAACTTGAAGGAATGCGCCGGCTGGTCAAATACCGGCGTTTTTCTATGCGTGGTCCACACGGTTTGGGGAAAACGGCCTTCGCTGCAATTGTTATTTTATGGTTTGCCCTCACCAGGGACGGAGAGGATTGGAAGATTCCGACCCTTGCCAGCGCCTGGAGACAGTTATCTCACTTCCTGTGGCCAGAAATACATAAATGGTCTTACCGGTTGAAATGGGATAAAATAGGCCGGCTTCCATTCACTCGTAATGAAATGCTCACGTTGAGTATAAAACTGGATACTGGTGAAGCGTTTGCTATCGCCTCAGACAATGCAGCCCTGATCGAAGGGGCTCACGCGGATAATATTCTCTACCTATTCGATGAGAGCAAGGCCGTCCCTGATGATACCTGGGATGCCGCCGAAGGTGCAATGTCAACGGGGGATTGCTTCTGGTTGGCTGTTTCCACTCCAGGGGAGCCGATTGGTCGGTTCTATGATATACACTCAAGAAAGCGCGGATACGAGGATTGGGAAGTGTTCCGGGTTACACTGGAGATGGCAATCACAGCCGGCAGGATCAACGAGAATTGGGCGAAGGCTAGAAAAAGGCAGTGGGGAGAAGACTCAAGCGTTTATATAAATCGAGTCCTTGGAAACTTTGCATCCAGTGATGAAGATAGTGTTATTCCTCTCTCGTGGGTCGAGCGTTCAAATGAACGCTGGCTTGTCAGGAAAGAGCTTGAGGATTGGGGAGATGTTGTCGGGTTTGGTGTCGATGTTGGTCGTGGTGGTGACCCGTCTGTAATTGGGATTCGGTGCGGAAACGCGATCACTGAATTTCGCCGGCTGGATGTCCGGGACGTGATGCACGTTACTGGAGTCGTGGTGGGTTTACTTCAAGCACATACGGATGCTAGAGCAGTTATTGACCTGATCGGGGTCGGTGCCGGCGTTTATGATCGGGCGCGTGAGGCCGAGGGATGGAAGATAAAAGAGCGTGTTATCCCCTTCAACGCAAGCGAAAAAACAGAAATGACAGACAGGTCGGGAGAGTTGGGTTTTGCGAATATGAGGTCGGCTGCTTGGTGGAATATACGCGAATCTTTGCAGTATGATGAGATCGACCTGCCTCCCGATGATGAATTAACGGGGGAGCTCGTTGCACCGAAGTGGAAGGTGCAATCAGGTGGTAAAATCCAGGTTGAGGGGAAGGATGATATAAAAAAGAGAATTGGGCGTTCTACCAATTACGCCGATACAGTGATACAGGTATTCGCTCCTAAGCCGGTTCAAAAGGTCGCCGGCACGTTTGGAAGGTGAATCTATGGCTAATCAATCGAAAAGCAAAAAACCGAATCCAGGGACCAAGGCTGATCTTGAGAATAAACTCAACGCGGCTCAAAGAGAGTTGGATCATGCGATGCAGGCCAACGCATACCTGTCCCGCTTGACCCGCGCCGGCCTGGGGCGTGCCCTGGGGCAATCATTTGATGGGAAACGTGATCTATACAATACCCTCGGGTATAAGCTAGATCCTGAGTATGTAGATTATTTGAACGTGTACGAGCGGGACGGACTTGCGACTCGCGTGGTTGATCTCGTGAGTGATGAGACTTGGAGAAAACATCCGATCTTGTTCGAGGACGAGAAAAAGGCCGAGGATGATAAGGCCGACCCTGGCACGCTGCACGAAAGTTTCAAGGGATTGGCGGACCAACATGACCTCTGGGCTCAGTTCCTGGAGGTTGACCGGATGCTCGGGATCTCCCGGTTCTCCCTGCTGTATCTGGGGCTGCCAGGGAAGCCTGAGGAAAAGGTAGAGGAACAGGCCGGCGAACTAGCCTACGTGATCGCCTGCGATGAAGGCACTGCTACCGTTGATGAGGCCAACATCGAAAAAAACCCGGAGTCTGAAAGGTTTGGCCAGCCTAATTATTACAATATCATCATCGATGACCAGGGAGAAATTACCAGGCGAGTTCATTATTCTCGTGTAATCCATATCAAACAAGGCCGGCAGCGCGTTGGTGGTTTAGGACGTGTGTACGGTGTTCCTGGCCTGAAAAACATTATCAACCGTCTTTGGGATCTCGAGAAAGTGCTGGGGGGCGGCGCTGAGGCCTATTGGTTGCTCATTTATCGTGGTATGGCGTTGATGGCCAGGGAAGATTATAGTGTGCCGGGAAAAGATACGGATGAATACAAAGACATGCAAGATGAGATTGATGAATATGTTCATGGCTTACGGCGTTACATCCGTTTGCAGGGGATGGAGATCGAAGATTTAGGCGGAAAACCGGTGGATTCCAGGGAACAATTCGATGTGATCGTAGAATACATTGCCGGCGCAAAAGGAATCCCCCAGCGGAGACTCCTGGGCTCCGAACGCGGCCAATTGGCCAGTTCTCAAGACGATGATAATTTCATGGACTTGATTGATGCTCGCCGACACAACTTCGCGGAGCCTTACATCCTGAGACCATTCCTGAAACGTTGTGATGAACTTGGTATTCTGGACCTCCCAGATAAGTATTTTGTCTTTTGGCCGTCTCTCATCGAGTTGAATGACATGCAAAAGATGGATTTGGCCCTCAAAGCTGCCCAGGCTATATCTACGGCCTCTGGTAATGCCCCTGAAATCATTATGCCACCCGAAGTTTTTGCCGACCGTTACATGGATTACGTCTGGACTCCCGAACAGAAACGCAAACAGGCCGAGCTCGAAGAGCGTAACCGTATGAATCCACCTGGCGACCAGGGCAAGAACGGTTCTAATCCCCCACAAGGTGGAGGCGGGAAAGATTCTAAGCCGGCTGAGGTCGAGTTGAACAGAATACGCAAGGCGCTAGAGACCGATACACATTCTATAAAATTGTCCAATATCCAAGCCGGCCAGAGAGTAATGGCCACTGGTGACCATTGGTATCCCACGACCGCCGGCCCGATCCTGATGCACAACGAGAACGATAATTCGGCCATGGTCGCGTTCCGGATCCCGCCGGCTCTGCGGGACGAACTACAAAAGCATTACTCGTTCATGAGCGACGAGACGCGGGATAACCTGCACATCACCCTGGTGTTCCTGGGTGACTCTCGCACCCTGGATATGAACAAGGTTGCTCAGGCGGTCTCTGAGTTTGCGAGTGTTGCAAGGCCGATCAAGACCACCTTGCAGGGTATTGCCCGGTTCGTTTCGGGCGGCGAAGAGGATCCGATTGTGGCTACTATAGACTCCCCCGACTTACCCGAATTCCGACAGGAACTTTGCGCCTATCTGGGTAAACAAGGGATCCCCTACCACAAGAACCATGGTTTCATCCCCCACATGACCCTGGCTTACATTCCCGCCGGCGATGATATGCCGATTGATACCGTGGAGCCGATGGAATTGAATTTCTCCAAGGTGTACCTGGTGGATGGCGGTGAGTGGATTGGGGTCGAGCTTGGTGTGGGTTCTCCGAATCCGCAGGAAGAGCCGGCTCCCGAAAAGGATGGTGAGTGATGGATGTCCTTTTGGTCGACCTTGAGTTCATTACCTGGTGGCACAGGCAGTTGATGTACTTTGTAGTCAATTGGCGTGCCGGCTGGCCGACTTCGGGTGAACTTTCTTCTTATCTTATTGATAATTATTGGCTAAAAAAGGAGAAGGGTGGCGAATGACCTTCCCCAACCCTCTCCCTCAGGTTCCTGGCCTGCCTCCCCGCCGGCGATACACGGATGGCGACAACATTCACATCCGGCCTCTGACCGAGGATGAACTCCAGGACTACCTGGAGGATACCGATGACCTGCAAGAGACGGTCGACCTGTGGGATAAATACTCGGGGATTCCGGGGCTTTTGAATACCCGACCCATCACAGAGGTGCAACAACAGGCTCGCCGGCTCGCTGAAACCTTCTTCGACACAGAAACCGGAGTCTGGCGCTATGTGATCGCTGGCCGGCGGGTCCCTGACTTTCGGATCAAGATGGGAGTCCAACGGGTTGCCAATGCTGTACAGAGAGACCTGCGGGACCTGACGGGCCGGCTTGTAAACGGCGAGATCAGCCGGCAGCAATGGTACGATGCAATGCGGGCCACTATGAAGCAGGAATACCGGGCGGCGTACCTGGCCTCCATTGGGGGCCTGGAGAAATACGATCGTTCTGAGATTTCCAAATTCGGCTGGCGAATGCGTCCACATTACCGCTGGCTGAACAACTTCCTGGCCGAGCTCGAATCCGGGAAACAGGGATTGAACGGCTTCGCGGTGGTGCGTGCAGGCATGTATGCTCGGGCTGCCAATGGGATTTATGAGAACGAGCGCATGAGAGTGGCTGCGGAGGCCGGCTATACGGAAGCCCGGAGAGTCTTAGGGCCGAACGAGGAGCACTGTGAGACAACATTGAGCCGGCCTGGGTGTATTGAGTTGGCCGGCCTGGGGTGGATCCCGATGGATAAAATGGTTCCCATTGGAGAGGCTACCTGTTTGTCACATTGTTTGTGTGGATTGGAGTTTCGATGAAACATATAGTTTTTGATCCAACTAACCCATTGGATACAGCTTTTTCATGATCGACTTCGGGTTGTGTGGAATGGAGTTTCGATGAGTGAAGAAAAACAAAATGGCATGATCAGAGTTGTGGACGATGAAGGTCATCTGTTGTTTATCTACAACCCATCGACCCGCTCCATTGAGTTGGTCCCTATCCGTGGCCGCCGGCTGGATGGAAAACGTAAGGTCAAATGTATTATTGACACTGATAAATTGCGATCCGCCGGGATGCGCAATCTTTTGACCACGACTCCCACCCATGAGGTCGTGGCGGTTGTGGAGGAGGTTCAGGATGCCTGAAACTGATGACAAAGCCGGCCTATGCCCTTTGTGTCAAGAAAAAATGCACCAGAAAGATGGCTTTGTGGTTTGCCCTAATGGGGACTATAAAGCCGAGTTTGGAAAATGGGATACTTTTTGGACCGAGTTGAACGTGTTGAAAGATGATTTTGTGAAAAAATACAACAAGTTATTGGAGTTGAATTTAGTCGAGGCCGGCTCATGAAAACCATCCGAGTCCTTTTCTTCATCGCCCTGTTCATCCTGGGAGTCTACTATGTGTACAACTTCCTCCCCTCCCAGATGGAGTTGACCACCGACGGCCTGCCTAATATCGGGGTCGATTGGAAGTATTCCTTCAGGCCGGCTGCCCTGTCCATTCTGGCCGGCCACTCGCCATATACGGACTCGGGGTTCTATAATCCCCCATGGCTATTACTCCCGCTTATCCCGATTGCACTGTTATCTGCTCCGCTCGGGTCGGCGGTGATATTCGTGCTCAACCTGTACGGATATTTTTTCTCCGTCTTGAAGATGCGGATGAATGCGATCATGTTCGTCTTTTTCTTTTTATTCTCAGGGATGTTGCTCAATTCATGGAATGGGAACGTGGAAGGTTTGGTTGTTCTGGGTTTTATCCTGCCTCCCCAAATTGGACTGTTTTTTGTTTTATGTAAACCGCAGTTTGGGATTGGCGTGGCAACCTTTTGGATTGTTGAGGCCTGGCTCCAGGGCGGGATTCGGCGGGTCGTGAGAATCGTTGCTCCGGCAAGCGTGGCGGTCATCCTATCGTTTGTCATGTTCGGATTTTGGCCGGCGAATTCTCCAAACCTGACCGGGGTATGGTGGGATAGTAGTATATTTCCCTATGGGATTCCGATTGGGTTGATACTGTTGGGGATTGCGATCTGGAGGCAGGATATCCGCTTTGCTATCGCCTCCTCCCCGTTTTTTGCTCCCTATGTGACCCTGCACACATGGGCTGTGGTTTGGTTTGGTATCCTGTTGCTGGTTCCTGAGAACTTGGCAGCCTATCGAAAGTTGAGGAAAAATGCGCCGGCTTGATTTTGAAAGAATAAAATGCGAGTCATTATCTTTTTCATTTAGCACCCAATGCGCGAAGATTACCTGCGGGCGGAATGGCGGGCGGTGTCAATGGCCCGTTGCTACCCTGAGACACGATCTCGGTCACCTTCTTCATGGTTGCTTATCAACCTGTCCCGCCACCGCCTCCGCAGGTGCATCTGGTAGTTCGGCGTCGCGGGTCTTGGGCGTCAATTCCGTCATTTTTTTATCTGTCTTGCAAAGCAGATAATGAAAGCAAAAGAATAAGCCTTTACAGTTACAATCTTCTCCACAATCTGGACATTTGTGCATAACCTTTTTCCTTTCAGTAGCCGATACTACCGTTTAGATGAGTAATCTTCGCGCATTGGGTGGCGGGAACCCCTTGCACTTGGGGGTGAGCGACGCCGAACGGGCAGAGCGTAAGCAGACGCGGTGGGGACTCTGCCCATTTGACGGATTAGCCCGCCGTTTCATTTCTGATAAGCACTGGATGGACGGGAGTATCACGATTTGCATTGTTGCGAATATTTGCCCATGACCATCCTTCTTTGCCGTCAACATGTAACAGGAAATTAATTTCGCCTTGCGGCAACTCATCGTCATCAATTTCCTGTAAGATTGCCTGAACCTTTGTTGCTACATCCTGCTTTACTTTTGAAGATAACATTTTATTTGCCCGAGGCGGGCTTCCTTTCGAGTTGTAAGATGTTTGTTTATCGGTACCCTGCCGCGTTCTGCTTCACGCATTGTTCGGCGTATGCGGTTTGCAAGGCTTTACCGTTTATCTTCAAGATTGTTTACGACACCTCGTTATTTCTGGCAGAGAGCCGAGCATTGCGTGGGTCGCTCTGCCCGTTCGGTGGATGCAAGCCCCCCGCTTTTTGGGGGAGCGCAGCAGACGCCGAACGTGGCGCGTGATGAGCGGAACTGGCGTTCATGAAAGCGGGGGGATTGCTCCGCATTCGGGACATGTAGAGTGCCCTTCCAGCGCAAGCATATTGTGATCATAGTCACACCCCGCTTGAATGCCAGAATCCGCTCCATTACGATGTTGGATTTCGCGGTTCTCGGAAGGCATCATACACATTCCGATAATAATCTGCAACTCTTCTTCTGGCACCCACTTAACTATTATATTCTTCATGTTTGCTAACTCCTTTTGTAAAACAGGCGGCTTTCTTTTTGTCTGTAGAAATCTGACATAACGGAGCTACTAGCCTGCTACCGTTGGACAGGTGCATTGCGTTGTTCGGGCGCTTGGTTCTTGCAAGTCGTTTTGTATCAATTCTCATGATGTCTATGTGTCCTTTTTCTCTTATCGAAGCCCGAATTACGCAATTATCGCGCGCACCGTTCGGGGGAGCGAGGGGGCCGCAGCTTTTCCGCGGTCGCCGAGAGCGCCCGAACGGTTTGCGTTAGCGGCAAGGGGTGGGATGCCGCTAACCTTCTGAAACGGATTAGGTTTCAGGTGGAAACAATTCATTTTGACAGAGCGAATCCCCTTGTCCGCTGCACGCTGTGTTAGAAGGCAAAAGGGGTGTAGACTGTAAGCGTGCAAGACCTTCCTGAATGTAACTCTCGCTCTTTTCGCAGCCAATAGATTTGAAACCTAAATCACGTGCAGATTTCAAAACAGTTAGCGAGCCAGCAAACGGATCTACAACAACATCGCCAGGATTGCAAACAAGTGTAATAATACGCTTTGCTAACTTCTCAGGTATTGGGCAAGGATGATGCCCCTTTTCATCTGACACATTTTTTACAAGTTGAATATCATCCCACCATTCATAAAGATTTGTGCCAGCACTACCATTTTTGATTAGTTCTCGTATCCTGCTATCGTTTAGATTTTTATAAGGCACTTTGATACGAGAGTAATCAGGCTTGCAGCCATAAAAATTTACAAGGCGAAAACGATTAGGAATATTTGCGTTGTAATTCCAGGATGCCACCGCATCGGGCACACCAAGTGCGGGAACAACCCACCGCATAGTTTCAACTGGATACTGGATAATAACTACTCTGCGAAATTTTTGTAATTCACAAAGCATTTCTATATAGTCATCATCTGGCATGTTATCGTTATGTACATCATATCCAGAAAAACCGATATTGTAAGGTGGGTCTGTGATTGCAACCATTTTTTTTGTAGGCGCTTTCAGATACTCTCGAAAATCGCCTTGATAAACGGCAGTGGTTTGGGACTTGAAATAAGGGTTATTCATAACGGTAGTATTTTTGTCCTTCTAATGCGCAAGCGTCAGCGGACGTCGGAGTAGCGGACGGTGTCGGCGCACTGATGCTTGCATAATCACGAAGAAGCCCCTTTTTTGTGAGGGCATTGCCACTGGTCTTGAGTGTGCCATTCTCCACAAGAACAATGCCATTTGTAAGACAGGGGCTTCGGACGGTCGTTCTCATCTTTGTTGGAAGTCGAGTTGTCCGCTACCGACGTTCCGTCTGCACGTGGTAGTTGTGCGGCGCGTGATTGCAAGTCCATTTCTATGAGAGACGCCATTTCGTGCAACTTCCTAGCCATATCCTGCTGACTATCTTTGACAGAAAACCATTTACCAAATCCTACAGACGTGAAATGTAGCTCCAAATGGAAGTGTATTTCCCTTTGTTCTACTTTCATTGATTTCAATAATTGTTGCATCACCTTTTTTCCTTTCGGAGCGCAACTACCACGTTTACGCTTGCGCATTGTGCGGACTTAGCGCGGGGCGGTCGGAGTGGGGTTCTCCGAGCGTCGTAAGCGTCCGCACAA